CTACGAGTCTCCTTAGAAACTCCAGAGTAGACGTAGCACTCTACTATTGCTTCAGTTATATTCAGATTCGAACCAGGACCTAGGAGACGTGGGAACGAAGCTTTAGTAGCTAATTCTTCGGTATCCATATTAGTCAATGATACTTTACACTCTCTAGCTGAATCGAACCAATCAGTTATGCCATTGACAACCTTATGATAGAAGTACAATAATATTTCCTTCCTACAAGGACTATGCATTTTCTCTGTCATCTTGACTATTTCAGCTCTAATGCCATTCAAAGACATAAATACATACCTCAGATCCATTATCATGTCAGATGTGCTTTTGTCGTTATTGAATCTGAGGATTGTGTTGGTGAAAAAATAGCATATCCTATCGTCCCGACTAAGCGGCATTGACCTGGAAGAATCGAGCAACAGACCTAGACATATATCATAAACAAATTTCTTTGTAACCATATGATGAGCAACATTTAAGCAATCAACACTTATCGGGTCAGTATAGATTATGTCATCGCCATTAAGGTTTGAGTGTAAAGAAGATGAATGAGCAGATCGGAAAGGAAAATCGTCATTGGTTTGCAGAAGGCTCGCTAGTTGAATATATCTCTTAGAGTTCATCCTAGATAATTGCTGGCCTCCATACACAACCAGCATTGTAGATTCAGTCCCTAGAGATGAAAATGAAATATCCATTTTCTTGGTATTCACCTCTGCTAGGAAAGCTATTTCCTTATAAACTTTATCGTAAAATTCTGCTAGCGCAAATACATTCGTCTTTTTGATGGATGAGAATAGATTATATATTTGAAGAACTGATTCCGATCTAATATCATCAAATAAAGGCTGCTTAGTCTCGGAAATCAACCCATCAAGGAAACTGTCGTCAGCAGCTGTACCTTCTGCAATAAACCAGTCAACTAGGGCATCAACCTTACTGAGATCATGGTCCCAAGACAAAAGATTTGATTTTTCCCTTTGAGTTCTTTTATCCTTCCCAAAAAAGTCTAAATAACCAATACCAACTACACGTGCAATAGTGGCTGTCAAACCAGATTCTATGCCTTCGTAATCAAACCTTATTGTTCTTTTACCTATTACTCTACCATGGCTTTGTCTATACAGTGGCATTTGAGTGTTTGAAAAATGAGCCCTAGTCTGCTTGAGATCAAGCCCCTCAGGAATCTTGAATCCACCAATGAACACTTCTTTAGATTCATTTGAAAAAACTGAGCTAGCCGTAAGAAATATTTTTGATAGATGATTGTCATCGTTTGTACATAGCCTCATCGACTCTAATAACTTAACTGTTGCCATTTTAGGTTCTAATGACGGTATAGTCCTTAGCAAAGGAATAGGTACAGATTTGGAGTAATGACAGTATGTATCCTCAATACCATCAAATTTAACTTTTAAAGCTGCAACCGCTGCATTGCAACTCTCTTTATTAACAGAGTGATTCAGTAGAGTTTCTTGATCCATGTCCATAATCTCCTTAATCATAGGTTCGATTCTGGAAATTAATCCACTATAGAAGACATGATCATCTACACTATCATTAGTAAACCCTTCAAAGATACCTTTATTTCCGATGTAATCATCAAACATTTTACGGCTGCCGAAACACTGGTCAATAACATTCTCAGGTATTTGACTGAAGTCAACATCAACTGGTGAAAATGGTATTTTACGATCCGGATCCTCACCATTTAATAAAGAGTCAATAACTAGGAATTCAGGGTTGTCACGACAATGATTCATCGACTGAGAGTATAAAAGCATGAGATTTGATGCCATCAAAATATCTTCATAAGGAGCTCCGAGTGCCTTCATGGTAATATTTATATCTCTGTCATTCCTTCGGATTGCAAGTGCATTAACTACAACAGTCTCTCCCAAAGCTCTCCAATAAGAGTATTTTGCAATTTTGCGTTCCCTAGCGACTATGGGGTCACTTTCAGTTAAGGTGACATCATAAACCTCAAGAATAGTTCCGTCGTAAAAGACAGCGTCTGGAGTCTTCCTAATATCGTCTGCCTGAACTTCTCCGACAAATGCAATGTTGAATCGGTTGCTGATAGATCGGATAGTGTTCTGTTTTTCATCTTGGATTGCAGACCCTTTATGATTGCAAAGAGCCTTCACAATATAATCATGCTGAGTTTTCCTAATTGCGTTGACGAAGTCTGAGCAGTATTGAGGTGGGTAAGAGGATAGTGGTGTTAGTTCAGTAGAAATGAGCGACTTTGCAACAGCGCTCAGGATATCAGAAGAGGTTTCTAACGTTCCAGACATAGAAACGAGCAATAATAACAGTAGTGAATTAAGTCTAAGTGATAGGATTGTAGTAATCGTCAAGATGGATCTGGGGAG